CCCATACATAAACCAAAGAAAAAGGCCCGTCAATATAACGGGCCTTTTTTTATTTTCGACGGATTTTCTTTCGAGCCTTTTCCTGCGAAGCCTGCTCGATCAATTCGTAATCTTTGCCGTAGAGCAAGATTCCTAAAAGCTTGAGAAGGAACATCAGGTGATCACCCACTTGTCGCGAATATCACCAACGACCCGGACGATTTTTCGCAACCGCTCGATTTTGTCAAAGTCGCTTTCTTCGTTCATGTGGGTAGCGGCATTCGGATTATATTCGGGATGATCCGGGTGGTTATGAATTTTCATCGGCGACAGCACACCCACATAACAATGCTTTCCTTCGCCTTGGACGTTCTGGTCCATAGCCTCAAAAATCTTCTCAAGATCAGCCAATGCCTCAAGAACATTTTCAAGCCTCATCCGATTCCCGGCATATAGAACTTGTTTACTCATCGTTCCCTCCCTTTTGCGGCATCACCTCCGCCCAGATATCACGATCTATGTTCTTGTGAGCCATGTCATCATAAACCCAAGGCTCATGCTCTTGGAGGTGAGCGATGATATCCTCCTCTTTAGACAAATGCGCGGGAACAGGGACATCTACAAACCATTCTTGGTTCTCTGTCACCTTGACCTGCACTTTTTTCATTTCCCAAGACCATTCTGCTGTCATCATTATCTCCCGTTGTTAGCGGTAAGCAGCAACGCGAAGGTAGCGTCACTAATGAAAGAGCAGCGTCTAACAACAGTCCTGAACGAGCCGTTACTGCTTACCTTAGCCACATATATGCGAATCTTTGGGACAAATCAAGTCAAATATTGTGTCCCAGTGAAAAGGCTGTTGACAGCGAAACAGGGGCTCAACCTTCTCGATGCCGTCCATCTTTAAATCGACCGCCGCCGCTGCCGGGTACAAAAGACACTCGGACGGCTCGGTAGCCTTGGTCTGTCGCTTGATCAAAATCCAGGAACTAGAGTGCTGGTGCCGGGATAGCCACGCCACTTGTGACGGACGAAGAGTCACCGCGTTGCCGGTAATGTATTTGAGCTCGACCAGATGAAAGTCCCCGGACTCGTCACATATCATCAAGTCAGGAATCCCTGCCCCGATGTAATTCTCAATCCTCGTCAAAAGCAGCTTCCGTTTCGACCGCTGCGCTGCTTCCTTCACCTGCTTGTAAAAGCCTGCCTCTCGCTTTGTCGCGATTGGAGGTATTTTCATCTTCGGGGGTGATATCGATTGTGACCGGGGCATAGCTGTTCTTAATCTCCTCAAGGGCTTTCAAAACCTCGTCTTTGCTCATGCTATCAATCGAGCCATGACGGATTTCGGATTTGCTTACGTAGATGTCCCCTTGTGCTTGACCTCGCCGATACTCCGCTTGAACAGCGGCAGAGTAAGCGCCGTTCTGCAAAGCAGTATCCCGAATAAGCTGAAGATCACGCAAATGTCGTTGGTAAGTCACGCCGTACTTCTCGTCGAGCTCACGGCGGTAAGCTTGGATCGCGGCCACGACATGCGGAGAGATATGCGGGTTGGTCAGCTCATACGCCCGGGTGTGGGCAGAGCCGACAGAGTAGCCAGCATTGATCGCGGCTTCTCTCAAAGTTATCTGACCGTCCTTGCTGACCAGCTCTTTGACAAAAAGCTCCTGCTTTCGGGTCAGAGCGGATTGTGCTGTCACCGGGGGACGGCCCCGGGTCTCCATGGGTTTGCCAGTGAGCTTCGACGCTCTCTTTCTTGCCGCCATCGTTTCCTCAGTTAAAAAGGTCAACTCCCATCCTTTTTACAGCGGTTACATATATAGAGCAAAAAATATTTTTTTTGAAAAAGGCCCGCGACCCCCTTTAAGGTCATTTCTTTGGTTACATTTTTGAAAACCATGGTGTAACCAAATATGTAACCTCTCTGATCTTCTGTAATCCTTACTGAGTAAGGGTTACAAGGTACGGTTACATAAGTTACACCGGTTACACCATATTTTTTGTGTTTTTTATTTTTTCTAATTTTCTCCCTATATATGTAACTGTAACGAAAAAGGGCCCCGCCGAAGCGGAGCCCAAGGTCCGTGAGCCGTGGTCACCGAATCAATATCTTCGGTGTTTTGTCTGTGTCTTGGCACATATAAACGATGTCCTTAGCAAAAAAGTAGCTGTAGGACTGATCGTTTATCAGCACCCGGTAGTGTTCGTTTTCCGGGTGCCCTTCCAATTCTGCTTCGACGGATATTTGCGTGTCGAAGTTTTTCCGACCTTCGCTTGGGTCTCGAACCCAAGCGACACAGACTTTAGAACCTCGCAGTTCTTTTAGCAGCCGGTTGAAGTCTTTAGTGAGCAAGCCTTCGTTGCGGTGCGCGATCCACGGCACCTCTTTAGTTAAGTCAGTCATGCTGACCTCCCGTAGTTGATAGACGTTGAGAAAAAGCGTCGGCGGCTCGATTTGCCGCTCTTCTTATTATTTTATTTTAAATCAGTGGGTTATAACTTGTATCCCATATGCGACTTATCTTATACGATATGCGACAATATGCGTCAATAATTTGACACTTTAGTCGTTCTCGTCTCGCAGTCGCGCCTTCAGCATCAAGGACTGCGCTTCGTGCAGCTTGCTGATCGCTTGATCGAGGAAGGGCTTGCCTTCGCCTTCAACCTCCAGCCACAGGTCATTGACGGCGTGGATGGCTTGGTTCAGCAGCGCGGCGGCGGCTTGGTGGTCACTGGGCTTCGTCACTGCTCAACTCCTCGACAGACAAAATCTTGTGGTCTTTAAAGGTTACGCGAACGTGATCTTCGCTCCATGCATATGCCACGATTTTGCAGATGCTTGATTGAAAGCTGTTGTGCTCCCAGACATATTCGATCAGATACTTTTTCAATGCTTGGTCTCCTCTTCCTCCTCATCATATGCACGGGCAATGGTTGCCGCTTGGTGCATAGCGGAAGACAGCATCCCGATGGCGGTGCTGCCGTTAGGGCTTGCGACCACGAGCCGGAACAAAAGAGCCGTGAGAGCTCCGCCCAACACCGCGCCGGTATTGAACCCATCAGTTTCCAGTTGATCGAGCAGGGCGTTCATTTCGTTGCCTGCATAGTCGAACTGCTTTTCAAGATCGTCGCTCATCCGCGTTGTACCCTTAACCACGCCGCAAGCAGCTTTTCTGCTGCTTCGACGGCCTCACGGCTATAGTCACCTTTGGCTGCAATGGTTGACGTTTGCGCGTTGATCGCGCTGGAGACTGCTGCCACGGCATCAGTATATTCCATACCGCGGACGATATCGAACAGCTCTTCTTTTTTACGCATCGTTAGCGTTCTCCCTAGTTGGTGTAACCCGTATATAAGACTTATCGCATATGTAGTCAAGCATTCAAGAATATTTCATCCAGCGATTTATCTTTGTTTCTACAGATCCACAGACGAACAGTGCTGGGATTTATACCAAAAGCTTCTCCAACTTCTTTAGAGGTGCGATATGTTTTTCCACCAATCGTGTATGTTCTAGTTGGTTTACGCTTAACGCGCTGTCTGTGAGATACTTCTGAAGATAATATATCATCCCAACTCCACCCTTTACTTAAACGGGCTTTTAAAGTGCGCGGCTTCAACCCTGTCTTTTCACTAAAATACAGGCAGGCTTGTCTCATGCTGTCGAAGGTCTTACCGCGAATGGTTATTTTTTTCATATTGGGGTGTTGAAATGGTTTTTTCGGTGGCGGGGACTCTAACCCTACGGCCTGTTCTGGGGTATATCCCTTCTGTAACCTTTGGCTCATAGTGCAAAGCACGACGCCAAAATGGTCAGCCCCATCTTTCATACATCTAAAATTAATTCCGTTTATTGTGATTGGAACAAAGGCATCGTGAACGCCATGATTTTCTGGGGGATTGGTGATTTCTGCGGCCTGTTCTGGTGTCCACCCCCTGTCTAATCTGTTACGAAAGCTGCTTTCATTTATTTCATAGAACTCTGCCGCAGATTTGATTGTTTTGAATGACTGACCATCAACCTCAATGCGGACAAACCTTCCGCTATTTTTTAACCGTGTGCTGTAATTACCCCGCAGAAGGTTATACCCATTCGGAGACATGGTATTTAATTTGTCTATCCAATCCTGCTCCTTCCTCGCCAACTGGTCGCGGGTGTTAGCTTTGTCCACCACCTCAAAAGAAAAGTTTTCTTCCCCGTGCACACGAATGGCGTCTTGAACGGAACCTTTACGGCCCTTTCCTCTGCGGGCATCACTTAAATGTTTACATACCCGTTCTTTAAAGGTTTTAGCGGCTCCAACATATTGGAAGCCGTTTACCTTGTTTGTAATGAGATAGATATACATAACCCGTATATAAGACTTATCCCATATATAGTCAACACAAAAGAAAAGCCCCGGAGATTTCTCTCCGGGGCCCAACTACGGGAACGCTCCCAACATACGCGATCTTATGGGAAAGACAAGGACTTTTTAAGAGCTAACTGGTCAGGAAGTTGTAGGTTGCAAGAGCCGCAGCGCGTGGGCTCTTTGAGCTGGGTATCGCACTTTGGGCAGCGGCCCGCGTCCAGACGTTTTTGGATCATGCCCGGATCCCCGATGGTGGGGTACTGGAGCTCTCTATTCTTCGGCCTCATCATCCTCATCGACTTCTCCCGTTCCTTCACACAGTTGACATTCCATGATGCGTCCTTCGAGCCAGCCGCCGCTCCACGCCATGGGCGCGGGGACAGCTACCTCGTATTCACATTCGCCTTCGCCGCCGCATTCCGGGCACTTCATCTGTAGCCCTCCCACTTGTAGAAGATGTGGTCATTGATGCGGACGGTTCTGTATTTAACCTCGGCCCACTCAGGCTGAACATAGTCAGCATGGTAGTGTGTTGCGCCCTC